CGCAGAGTATGCGGCAACCTCTAGAAAGAAGCGTGAGGATACTGCTAAAGGTAAGCAGTTCTCTCAACAGCCTAAAAAGACTGCTGAGAAAACTCGACGCTATCGGGCTAGTCGTGGCGGCTTATTCAAATCTGCAATGAACCGCTCAAAACCCTGTTGACAGCATCTAACTCACCTTCAATCTTGCCGTGAATCTCTTCTGTATTTTCTTTAAAGGCTCTTATCGCAGTGCGTATTAGCTTTTGGTTTTCAGGCTGAGAAAATACTTTTTTAATTTTATCGTCAGGTAGTTCTGTATGTTCAGTCATCAGAAAGCCATCTGAATCAATCAATATACGAAAACCTATTACTGTTCCTTCAGTCATACCGCATCCTATAATTCACAACTATTCCCCACGCAAGCTAGTGTTTGCGCCCCCTCAGTCATATCTGACTCTTCATTTATATCCCAATCAATTTTAGTTGGAAAGTCAGCACTAAGCTCTTTGTATGCTTCTTCGCTAATCGGCTCATAGGGTGCTTGCTGATATGTGTGATCAGAATAAGGTAAGAAACTAATACCTGACACCTTATCAAACTTATTATATAGCCACTGGCCCACCTCAAGAAACTCGTCATCACGATAGTAACAAGTCATAGACGGTTTATGCTCACACCAGTAGTCCTGATATATCTCCCATAACTCTAATTGCTCCATAGCACCCATGTCTGAGGCTGTCACAGCGTTCTCAGGAGAGGCGATAGGGAAGCTAAATACCCGTGTACTTGGTGACATTACATCGTCCTCTACAGGTACACCAGAGGCTTCTAGAACTGTGCAAAGCGGGTCACGACTGTCTGCCCTAACTCTACGAATGTATCTAGAGCTATAACGAGGATGGATGCCGCTAGCACTATCGACCAACTGGCTAACAGTACCTGAAGGCTTAATAGCAGTGATTGCAGTAGAAGCGTTGATGCCCAGTTTTTCAGCCCATTTTTTGTTGGTAGCGATAGCTTCTTTTCGCATCTCTGTAAGCCATTGCTTAAGTACATCTTTATCTCCTCGACCAGAAAGCAAATGATGATCCATAATACCTGTTAGTGATACGCCCAACAAGGCTTCTTCTTCAGTATTCTTTTTCCATATCCCACGCAAGTAGCGAAAGTCTGTCAAGGTAGCCTGTAAAGTTCCAAGGATAGTAGCAGTGCGTACTTTTTGTTTAAGGTCTGACAGCGTATCTTCTGGCCTGACAACAACTTCCGATAGATTACAGAACTGGTAGGGTCTGAGGATAATTTCGCTACACGGATTAGTTCCAAAATCAAAGGTAGCATCTCGTCGCTCGTTTTTTGAAGCTTGTTTTTGACTTGCAACCCTAGAGAAAACTCCTCTTTCTCCTGAGCGAGACTCGTATAAACTTTTCCACTCATCTAAAAATGCCTCAAAATCTGGCTTTTCGGTATAACACGCAGAGTTATTTGACAAGCCGCGTTGAGGATTGTCTAGCCACCACTGCCCTGACTTACATCGTCGCAGTCTATCATCTGTAAGATTACTGAGACTGATCAATGCTGATCGTCTGACTCCTCCGACAACGACGATTTGAGCAATCTTACAGCAAAGATCGTGGCATTCAATGGACGTAAGCTTTCGTCCAGCCGCTCCCTGAAAGACTTCAACTGTGAATTGGAAAAGTTCAAGCAAAGGCTCTGGGCCGCTTGCTCTACCTCCAAAAGTTTTAAGCGGGGAACCTGAAGGTCTAACTCTGCTAAAGTCCCATCGGGGAATCTGACCTGAATACAACAGTGAAACCAACTCCCTATACGATTTCGCCCATCCGATCTTCGAATCCGTAACATTAATAACTGTGTCTGTTTCATGGAAGCTCTCCGCAACCTCTGGTAGTTTAGTAATATATTGACGCTCAACGCTAAAGCCTACACCTGTCCCACACATAAGGACATACATCATCTCATCAAAGGCTTTAGGATGATCAATAGGAAGATAGCTACAGTTAAATCCAGCTACGTTATCGCGGTCTAGAGCAGGGCCAGCAGTCATCAGCGCCCTCATGCTGGGCATAACATTTAAATCAAAGATAGCATAAAAAATATCTTTGCGTTCTTTCTCGCTAAGTTTATCGCCCCAATAATCTAAATAGCGATTAATGGTTTCGGGCCATGTCTCTCGCCGCTGTTCATTTGGTAGGTAACGGGCGTACCGGCTTTTGTGTATGTACTGTTGATAGGCGTCCAATTATTTCTCTCCTTTCTTCGGTGGTATATTTTGACCAGTTTGCTATTTCTTTTAGATTCCTTCCGCATCCAATGCACACTTCATCCCTGAGTGTGCAAACTTTTGTGCAGGGTGATTTCATTCAAAATCTTTTAATGATAATTTTTCATCTGGATAGCTATAATAATTATAAGCCTCAATTAAAAAGGCGGCGTCAGCTAAATCATCTGATGTTCCTGTTTCAAATAAATCCTCAATACTGCTTTTTATTACTTCTCTGACTAAAAAATCAAGAGAATCATGTGATATATCTATACTGTATTTTGGCATAAGTTTTCTCTAGTCATATTCATTTAACAGATTTATATCATTTATATTTAATTTGTATTTATTTCTTTTTTTCATGGGACGCTTGCGATCTTCTTCATGCTCCTCATGTTTTTTTCTTTTGTGGCGGCTGAACTTTTCTAATCGCTCACGCTTGCGGTCATTCATCATCACCTATACTCCCCCTCTTAGAGACATCTATCCAATCCTCTGGAATACTATCTTCAGAGAACCATCTAAAGCCTTTTGAGGAAGCCCACTCAGCGTGATTACGTTTTGTACCGTCCTTCCTGCGTTTGGCCTGTGGCATTGGAGCATCAGGATCAGCAAATAAGAATACAAGTTCTATGTCGTTTGGAAGAGCCTTTGCAATCCATACATATTTATTATATTCATTATGGTCCCAGAAGCGTCCCTTAGCCTCAAGATAGATTTTTTTGCCATCAATCTCGCGGATAAAATCTGGATGATAAGTATGCTCAACAATATACTCTGCCTTCTCTGAGTGGATCTTCCAATCATTAAGGATGCCAGAGTGAAGTTCATATTCCCAATTGGAGTCATAACCCGGCAGTACATTTTTATCTTTAGGTCTAGGGACGCGAGGACGCCTAGTACCCTTTCTTATTTTTGGTTTCAATGTATAGTCTCTGATTGAACTGGTGCATTAAATCTTTTACCCAGCCGCTGATAAATTTCAAATAAAAGTTTATCTTCTACTTCATTGCCCTGAAGAATTTCTGCGGCACACGCACACAACAAAAACTCAAGAGGTATTTCTTCTACTTCGCTCATTGTAGATCAGCAAGTGTGTAGCTGTCAATTGGGCGGGAAGGGTCTTTGGCGTATAGTTTTTTAATTTTCTTGCGCGTCCACTTTTCAGTGAAAGCTGACATGAAAAACTGGCCCTGTGCAAAGTAGTGTGAATTCATTTGCATATAGTCTTTATAATTTTTATGCGTAATCTTTTCTGCTTCTTCTTCAGGCATCAGGCTTTTGAGCCAATCAACACTAATTACTTCAGCCTGACGAAATATTTTTTTCATAGTTTTTGCATTCACAGAATAACCTCTTCGACTCTAGGCGCTACCTCAACGTGTGTGAAATAACTCACGCCGTTTGCGTACTTAAAACCTCTAAGACCTTTGCCGTTGTTAGCGTCTTTGTAGCAATCAAATTTATATGGACAGAAGTTACAGTTACGATTCAACTTCATGTTCCCCTTCTTTCCTTCTGGCACAGACTCATAGCAACGATTGGGCGGGGTAGCTAGCTCTAGCGCCTTCTTAATGTTTTTAATTTGTTCATTGACATTCGGCTTGTCTAATTCTTCTGGGCGATAAAGGCAGATGTCACCACCTTCTTTATTAATAACAAGAAAGCCGCCTTCAGAGGACTTCTCAGCCTCCTCGTAGCCAGCAAGCTGGGACATATATCCAAATGGATCATCTTCTCTCAGGCGTCCTTCGCGAAACTTATTGTAAGAGAACTTAGAGGCAGTTTTTACATCAACAACTTCGCCATCAATCTTACAGTCAATGTGGCCTTTGATGCCTTTAACATCTACTTCTTTTTGTTCGTCAGTAACCTTGTGGCCTGCGGCCCGTACCAACATAAGAAGTATTTCTTCTAGGAGATGACCATAAAGAAACTTGATCTGTGTGGCAGGAGAAGGTGCAGAAACTTCTGATGGTAGATTCTTCTCATACCAAAGCTGTCGCATAGGGCGACCAATATTGGACATTCTAAGTGTAAAGTTTGAGTTACGCTCAGATGGATTTGACCAACTTAAAATAGATTCTTTAATACGCGCAAGAGTAAGATCAAGATCATCTTCTTTTATAGTAAAAGGCTTACCCATCGAAAGATCCGACAGGTTGCTGTAGATGTCATCAATGAGTGTTTCAAGTTTCATTTGCGATGCCTCACGAATCTGCACTTACGAGTGTCAGAGTTATAGTGTAGGTATTGAACGCCAAGTTCTTTCTGTTTATTTGTCTTTGCAGAAAGGCGTCCGTCTTTATAAGACTTAACATCAATCAATGTGATGTCTCCTTCTGGGGAAAGAGCAACAATGTCCACTGGCCCTGTACAGCCACAGTTTTTAAAGACATGGTAGCCATTGTCCCATAACCATGTAATAGCATAATGCTCTGCTAGATCACCGACTCTGTTTGGCTCATGATTTATTTTCATTTAAGAAGTCCTCTAATGATTGTAATTGGTCTTGTTCTCTTCCATATGAATCGCCCCAACCAACATCAACTATAGCTTCATTACAAAGAACATCTTCTTTTTTACAGAAGCCAGCCAAGCGATAATTGGGGAATGTACCAATCATTAGCATATAATAATCACAAGGCTTTTTCAACTTATTCTTGGCTATAAGTAGCTTGCCGTTTTCATATCGCGTTGCCTTAACATCAATAGTTTTATTATTAAAGGTTAGGTCATGATCAGGCGAGTGGTTAGTCTCAAGATCAGGCCATACATTCAACACCTTAGCCGCCGCTAGTTCTGAGCCAGCGCCTTCTAAATCTGTTGTGTAGGAAGACTGTGGGCCAATGATGGCCCTTGGATTACCATTAAGCCTATTGGCTTTGTATCGACTCTTAGCAATATGCTTTGCTATCTTTTGCTCAGTTTCCCCCAGACTAATTTTCATATTCTTCATCCAATTCTATCCTGTCTTTAGAAATCCACATACCGTCAGTCCAATAGACACATCGCTTACCGTTTATTATTCGATGTGTTTCTGGGCCTAAATCATAAGCATCAAAAAGATCTTTAAAAAAGTTTTCTGCCTCTTCCTCTTCAGTGCGTTTCACTCCAGTTATCTCCTATCTTATATTCACCATCAAGCTCGCAAAACAACTCTAAATCTTTTCCTGCTTGTACAATTGCTTCAACACCAAGCTGTCCAACAAACTCAGCTACAGATTCTTTTACTTCTAACTGCCACTCGTCATGAACATTACAAACAAAGTGTGCATCCAAAGTATTAAGATCAATCATGCGCTTGAGATTAATCATTGCTTGCTTCATTACAATCGCTCCACCGCCCTGTAATAAGGTGTTAAGGGCTGAATGTTCAGAGCGAACAAATAACTTACGACCATCTAATCCTTTGATGTATCCTTTTGAAGCCGCTCGTCCAACTGTATCTTTAAGAGATTTAAATGCTGGGAGATTATCGAAGAAATGCTTTCTAAGTTTTGAACCATCAGCTTTGTTTCCTCCAACCACACTTCCAAGCTTTGCATCTCCTGCTCCGTATAGGAGTGCATAAATAAATGTTTTCGCTTGATTTCTTGATTCAAGTCCTGCAAGTCTTTGGTTAGCTGAGTGTATGTCGCCGTGGAGTATTTCATTTTTGAAGTCCTCG